GATGGCGAAACAATAACACTAGGGTCTGAATAAAAATATTTTAAAGTTCTATTCTTTGTTTTATCTTCTGTTATAACCACATGAGTTTCTTGAAAATCTAAATCAGGATTTCCAAATAAAGATAGTGCAGATAAAAACTCATTCAAGTCATATATCGCAAACTCTTTTGGAAATGTTTCCTTGACTTCTGCCTTTGCAACAATGTTTTTCATTGTCGACATTGTGGTAAGGGTTGTACCAGACTTAACTAATAAGTTCTGGTTTATGTTTGAGAAATTCTTTAGAACTTCTTTTGTTTGTTCACTTATTTTCATAATATGTGTACTCCTTTCATTGTATTCTAATATTATACATTATTAATAATGTCTTGTCAATAGGCAAATAAAAAAAAGGGATTGCCTCATAAACAACCCCTTATCATAACAAAACTAAACATTATTATTTAATGTCTATTGTTCTTGGTTTCTTTTCATCTGGTATGATTTTTTCAAGTTTGACAGTTAACATGCCATCTGTAAATCCAGCATCTTTAACTACCATATCATCTGAAAGAGTAAATGTTCTTTTGAATTGTCTTTTTGAAATCCCATGAACTAAATGTTCTTCTTTACCAACATTCTTATCTTTTGTGATTCCAGTATATCCAGCAGATTCAATACTTAAAGTACCATCTTCAGATTTGACTTGGATATCATCTTTTGTGAATCCAGCAAGTGCAACTCTAATTTCATAATTACTTGCATCTACCTTAACAATATCGTAAGGTGGATACGTGGTACTTGTATTGTAAGTGTTTGTTAATAGTCGGTCAAACATACTATCAAAACCAACTGAAAATGGTGTCAATTTAAATAGGTCATCTAACTGGTTATGCGAATAGCGAACTAATCTATAACTCATATCGTGTCTCCTTATAAGCGAGTTTTAAGATATCCCCGTAGGCAATATCCTATATTAATATGATAACCATTAACCTTTAATTGTCAAGCGATTATTTTTGGAGCAGGCGAGTGGGAGTCGAACCCACGCTTCTAATCTGGACGACTAGTGTACTTACCACTTATACTATGCCTGCATTAATTATAATAACATATCTATTTCAAATGTCAAGCGACATCTATTCTCTTTGAAAAGTTTTGAATCTTCTCAAATTTCAATATGTGTGCAAATTTATCATATAGAACATCACCCTTGTGGGAGATAACAAATACATTTTCTTTTTGGAATGTGTTTAATATCTTTAGAAAATCATCTGTACCTGTTCCATCTAATGAACTATCAAATATCTCATCAAGTAACAACAGATTAGTATTCGTAGAATTTTTCATTTTAGCTATAGCTCTCCAAGTAAACAGCAATGCTAAATCTATTCTCATTTTCTCACCTTCACTAAAAGAATAATATTTAAATTCATCACGATATCTTGATTTTATAACTTCATTAAAGTTTTCATCTATAGTAAAGTTAATAAAAAAGTCCATAGATGAAAGATATCCATTTATTAATTTGTTCATTACAGGAAGATATCTTTTAACAATCTTAGTTTTGATACCAGTATCCTGCAACATGTTTCTTACAACATCATTATAATGTTTGTCTTCAACCATCTCTGCTTTTCTTTTTCCAAGAGAAACCAAAGATTCTTGTAAAGAAGTTAATTCATTTAATTGTTTTTCAGTAACATCTTTATCAGTTAAATCTTTAACCTCACTTTCATATTCTGTATTAAAGTTTTCTAATTCTTCTATAGAGGAAGTTAATTTACCAATCTCTACATCATTCGATTTAATCTTTTCTGAAATGTTTATTATCGTATTAAGTTCTTTTTCGTTTGTATCAATGTCTTTATCAATATCTTCTAGTCCATTAATATATTCTTGAAGTTTTTTTGTTCTAACTTCTATAGCTTTTGTTTTAAAATCAGAATCTATAAGTTGTTCACAAGTAGGACATTCTTCATTGTCATTAAAAAAATCTACTTCTGTTTCAATTCTTTTTTGTTTTTCACTAATAGTATTATGAAGTCTATTTAATTTTTTTAATTTCTTATCAATAATAGGTTGTTCTTCAATTTCTTTAAGATATTTTTCACTTTGTATTTCTAGTTTAGTTACCGTATCTTGTTTTGATAAAATAGATTTAACATTTCTTGCAATCTTTTTATTATTCTCATTAACAATTTTATCTTTATTGGTTTGTAAATCCTTTAGATGTCTTTGTTGTTGTTCTATTTTCTGTTCATGTAATTTATATTCATTGCCAAGAGAAACAATATCGCTAGCAACATCTTTCAATCTAGTTTTTAATAGATGATTCATTACTGAAAAGATTTTTATATCTAAAATTTCTTCAACAACTTCTCTACGATGTGCAGATGATAGTTTCATAAAAGGAACAAACGTAGAAGCACCCAAAATAACAACTTGTGTAAAAGAACGATAATTTAATTTAAGTATATTTTCTTCAAGATGTTTTTGATAATCTTTAACAGCAGCATCTTGATTTATCATTGTTCCGTTACAATAAATCTCAAACTTGTTTGGTTTGATTCCACGAATAATTTTAAATTCTTGTCCCCCAACAGAAAAATATACTTCGACTTCGGCATCTCTTTCATTTACAGAGTTAACAAGTTGTCCTTTTGTTATTTGTCGAAAAGGTCTATTGAATAGTCCAAAACAAATTGCATCAAGAATAGTAGATTTACCAGAACCATTCTCACCAACAATTAATGTTTTAGATTTAGAATTTAAAACTACTTCTGTAAAATTGTTACCTGTGGAAAGTATATTTTTCCACTTAACTTTACTAAATGTTACCGACATCTAAATCACTTGCCTCTACATATAAACTTTTCATTATATCTTTTAATCTGTTTTTATCTAAGTCTGTATCTATGTCATCAATATATTTTTCAACCAAATGCATTGTATCTTCTGTGTTCTCCATAATCTCATCACTTACATTTTCAGCATTTATTTCAGAAAAATCTTCTATAATTTTTACTTCATATGCACCAGAATCATTCATAAGTTTATCTGCAAACTTATCAAACTTATAAAAATCTGTTTTGTTAACAACAATTACTTTCACATAACATTCTTTATATTGTGTTATATCATGTTCATCATAATTATTTTTCTTATCATCAAAGTAAATCTTTTTATGAATCCTGTGTGGGTTTTGAATCCTTGTTAATTCTCTTGTATCTAAATCAAAAACATGAAATCCCTTTGGACATTCATAATCACTCCATGTCATTTCATATGGCGAACCAAGATAATAAACCTGACCATCATCTGATTTACGATGATAATGTCCAGAGAAAACTAATTCAAATCTTTTAAATAAATCTTTATCATAACCTTGTTGTGCCCAATGTCCTTTGTGTTGTTCAAATCCACTTAACTCTAAGTGTCCAAAACATATATCAGCTTTTGCTTGTTGAAGATATTTAACACACTGTGGATAATTTTCTGAATTCATCCATGGCATAAACAACACCGACACTCCACCAAACTCAATTACTTCTGGTTCTGGATATACATGAATGTTTTCATATTCATCAAACAAAAGATTACAAGAATTTATATCGTTGGTGTTTTTAAAATAAGTATCATGGTTTCCTATAAGACAATGAACATTAATGTTTCTTTTTCTTAATGGTTCTAACCATGTTTCTTTTGTAAAATGTAAAGTGTTAAAGTTAACATACTTTCTTCTATCAAACATATCACCTAAGTTTATTATAGTTTTTATGTCATGTTTATCTATGTAAGGAAAAAACACTTCGTCATAAAACTTTTTAAAATATTTTACAAACGATAGGTTATCGTTCCTTGCGCCAATATGTTGGTCGGTAATTAGTATCACTTTCATATTATAAAATTATTCCTTATCGTTACTACCCATGAATATTTCTAATCCTAAAGTTATTCCTTTTTTCTTTAAAGATTTTTTAGTAGGTTTAGGTTTGGGTTTATAAGCATCTTCCTCTGGTAACATCATATTTTTAAACTCATCAAATTGTGGAGTATGATAATCCGTTGCATCATGTTTCTGTGTTGTAAAGGTTTCATATACATCTCGTTCTATCATTTTGTTTTTAATATGTGATTGTTTCTTTTCCTTTTGTATTCTTCTTACAAACGCATAGTAAATTATTTGCGTAAAATAAGCAAAGGGATTCTTAGATTTTTCTGGATTAAAATTATAACTATATTGAACACAGTTTTCAATACCATCTGCAATCATTTCATCCCTATAGGTATAGTTAATAAAATTAGGACGATAAGATAAGTGATGAGCTATCTTCATAAAACATTCACCAATATAATTAGAAACAGGTGGAACAGGTTTGTTCAAACTTTTTGCAATACCACAAGCTTGTTGCCATTCTTCCATCGCTTGTAGGAATTTTTTATTATCTACATAATGTTCATCAGTAGTTTTTCTTGTTTTTCTTTTTATAACTTTTTTCATTATTTAATATTATACATCTTTTTTTTCGTNTTGTCAATTGTTTTTATATAAAAGTTTTTTTTATAAAACGCTTGACAAATTTGTTTTTTTGTTTATAATAACCATGTGGGGTTTCAGAGATATATTAGTATACATCTATTCCATTAAAATCTTTTTAATATTGTATTCAAATTGTTCTTCATTATAAAGATTAATCCTTTCTATAAAATGTTTTAAAGTAAAATTCTTTNTACTNTTATATGTTAAATCATCAGCAATGTCATAAAGTTTTACACTTTCTTTATCATCACCCTTTCTTAATCCTCTACCAATTGATTGTAATACTCTGACTCTACTCTTAAATGGACTAGCGAAAATAACATTATGTAAATTACGAATATTAATTCCAGTAGAGAATGTTCCATAAGATGCTACGATGATAGCATTCTTTTCCTTTTCAGTTATTCTACGAATATCTTCTCTTGTATCTACATCTGTGCCACCAAAAACAAAAAATACTTTTCTATTTGGAGAAACTTTTTCTTTTATTAACTCATGTAGAACTTCACCATGTTTTTTTACCAATTGAAATAAACATAAGGTGTTTCCTTTTGTAGATACAGTTAAATTTGAAATGAACTCATTTCTTTTTTTAGATGATACCAGAAAATCTATTTCATCTGCATATTTGAATTCTTTTATAGATTTACATTCTTCATCTGAATATTGTAATAATAAACATTTGATACTTAATTGTGCAAGTGTTTTAGAATCCATTAATTCTTTAGTCTTAATAACTTTCTTTAAACTTCCAAATAATCCTTCAAGAACTAATTTGTGAGTTTGTGAATCATCAAGTGTTCCAGTTAAACCAAAACGATATTTAGTGTTAGTTAATTTTACAAGAATGTTTATAAGAGATTTTGCTTTATACAAATGAGCTTCATCACCAATGACACAACCGAAGTCATCAAAATATTTTTTCGGCATTTTATATAAAGATTGCCAAGTTGATATCATAACATCACTTATAACTTTTTTATCATGTCCTTGATATAGTTTTTGTAAAAAGTTTTCTTTCCAACCATAATCAAGAAAATCAGAATACATTTGTTCAACAAGACTTGTTGTAGGAACGATTATCAAAGATTTCAAATTCATCATTTGATAATAACGAACTAATGAATAGATGATAAGTGATTTGCCTGATGCAGTTGGACTTAATAGTAATGCACGATTATTTGATATAGCATTATGTACAGCATCTATTTGATAATCTCTGACTTCTAAAAGTTTTCCTTTGGATTTTGGTTTAAGAGATTCAATAAAATCTTTTACAATAGTTTTATCAATTTCTCTATCTAATTCAATGCCTTCTTCAATTGTTATACCAACTTCATTTCTTCTTGCGAACTCTTTTATATATGGAAGTAACCCCTTATATATCTGTCCAGTTTCTATAGAATATAAATGAATGATTCCATTCCATAAACGATTCCGAACTGATGGCATAAATCTAGCACCAGGCACTTCGAACTGAAAAAAAGAATCTAAATCTTTTTGTAAAGAAGGTTCACAATCTACTTTAATATAGACTTCATTTACATTGGTTACAATACAGGTTTGAGAAAATGTAGACATATGTTTTCAATTTTAAATTTTAGCATATTGAAAATCGTTTGCATATCCATATTCACCTCTAAGGATTATGTTCCATGCAACACTTACTCTTGGTTTTTTATCTGGATGAGGCGGCACCCAATGTGTTAACCAACTTGGGAATACATATCCTCGTCCTTTTTCAGAAGGAAAACCAATAAGATTTCCATTATCTATATTTTGTTCAGATACTCTTGGTGATAAAACTTGTGATTGTTGATGTCCAACAAAATATTGTATACTACTTTGAGCTGGCGATTCTGTTATATAATATGTACCAGACCATACATTGTTTGAATGTGTATGTGGTGGATGACATTCGTTTTGTTGTAAAACATTGCCCCACATATTTGTAATTTCAAGTTTGTAACTAGTATCAATTTTTAATGCATCACAAGCTAGTTTAGTCGCTTCCATTATATTGTTTACTAATGCTTGAAAAATTGTATTTTCATGCAATTCGGGACTAGATTGCCAGTTTAAACTTTTATTTCCCGATGTTTTTTTTATTTCGTTTTCAAAATATTCCAACATCTCTTTATCATTTACACCTTGACCTTTAAATGAAAAAACATGAGTAGGGAATAGTTTATAATGTTTAAAATCTTCCATAATTAATAATTTCTCCTTTACATTAACCAAACCATAACTGTGTGTCTTGTTCCTTCTGTAACTGGTTTAACTTCATGTGGGTACATAAAGTTAGATGGAAAAGTTATACATGTTCCTGCTTTGGGTTTTTTTAAATATAATCCATCACACAAAGAAAATTCTCCACCTGTATAATCATCATCCATAAACATTAACATTGTTACATGTGGAAATCCATATCGTTGACCATGACTATGATGTATATTATCAATATGTCTTGTCATAAATCCACTTGGTGCTGAATAACGATTCATACGAAAAGGTGTAGAATGTTGAACTACTATATCGGGAAACTTTTCAGTATATTTTTGAAGTGCAATTTTAAATCCTGCTAACAAATCTCCATATAGTCCACCATTATCTTTTTTTGTAATCCATTGTTCATCCATATCAACTTTTTCATTTGTTTCTGGGGATAATCCATCTTTTGTTCCAAAGGTAGATTTATTCCAACCATCAATAGAATCATAATATTTAATAATTTGTTCACAAAGTTTAGGTGATAGAATATTTTTATATTCTTGAATATAGTCAATAATTTTCGGTGCATTTTTTGGCATTATATTACTCCTGCTTCAAACTTTTTCCATTCAATAGCGTTCTTAATTGTGAATGTACGATTATTTATTGAACGTAAAACCTGTTCAAGATAAGTTACAATTGTTTTGTTGTAACTAATTTTGTGTTGTAGTTCTATCAAATCTTTATCACTTTCAAGATATGTTGGAATGTCAGCTTTTAAAATTTTAAAATCAAAGGGATTTTCTTTATACACTTCATCTGAAGATTTTCCAGTATAGTATTCCCATTTTTCTTTATAAAGTTCTTTATAATCTGTTTCTGTTTTTCTAAGAACTAATTGAAAACGATTATAATATTTTAGATACTTATTATGAATCTCAGGAATTCGTAGAGATTCAATATCTAAAGAATCAGATTTAATTTTAATATCTTTGTCTACTTCTTCTTGTAATGTGTTTAAGTCCATTTTATATATTATACCTTATTTTTTCAATCAAGTCAATAGGTTAACTTATACAATTATTTATAGGGGTACAATATCATAATATGAATAAGCGAACTCTGCTGTCAATGTTAAATATGTTACATCAGTATCAGCTTGGGAATATTCTAATGATGACATTGATAATGGAAAGACATCTTTAAATCTAACTTCAACAACAGGATTGTGTTTAGAAGAAAGAAGTGTCATGGTTGCATCACTATACAAACTTTTATCTGAAGTTGCAGCTCCAAGTTTGGTATCTCCAATATCTTTGCTTGTATATTTTGTTTTAGTGCCTGGAAATTTAGTTGATTCACTATCTCTATAATCTTTAAATTGTTCTCTTGATTTTGGAAAACCAATTCCAATTAACCAATTATGAAGTTCAAGATAGTTTTCATAGTTTTCATCTACAATAAAAGTTATATTTAAATTATCATATGTTATTCCATCTCCAACAATCTGTGTTACTTTGAGTGGAGTAGGAAGAGAAATTCCGTCAAGACTTATGCCTGGCAGATTAGCAGTAATTACAAAGTATTCGACCTTAGGCATATTAACTATACTAAACTTAAACTGCGTTGGAGCAGCATAGTCTAATTTGGTAGGTAATCTTGAAAAGGTGTTTGTAGTAACCATGTTATGAATATTTATAAGAAATTTAAGGAGGCATGAGTGAAATCTTTAGGTATTAGTATCAATCTCTTGATTTTCTGCGTAGGCTAATTAACTTGTCCTAATGACTCTATTTGCCTTAACCTAAAGTCTTCGTAACACTCATTGCCCTGTATGTAACTATTTATACATTTATACTTATAATTATAACATACTGTAAACAAATGGCAAGCGATTTAGGTTAAAAGGGTGTTAAGTTAACACCCTTTTTGTTATTCTTTAATTAGTGAGCAGCAGAAAATGCTGGGAAGTTAAATCTTATTTCTGTACCTAAGAATTTCTGTTCAACTTCGTTCTCGGAATCTCTGTCCATCTGTGCAAACAAACCAACACTAAATTGGTCATTGATTTTTAAATCAACATGTGCAATGTGTCTNTAGTGGTCTACTTCCGATGTCCAACCATCATCTTCATTATCTACATTCCAATGTGGGCTAAATACATATCCAACTGAAAGTTTATCGCCTA